TTTGATATTGCGCATGATACCTGTGCGCGCCACAGACTAGTGCTGACACCATGAGGTGTCAGACCAGATCGCCCCTGTGGCCACGACTGACGGAAAAAGTGATGTCGGATCGTGAGTGCGATTAATGTCCAACGAATAATGATAATCATAGTGGGACCAGACCTTCTTACTATGATTTATAATCGCTGGATGTGAGAGAGGGGTTAAGGTTGTGAGATTATTAAAATAATCCTCAAGCTGCTTTTGAGTGTGCACGTCTATGCCGTACAACCTCTCAACCAATGCCCTCGTGTTGTGTGGTGGTGGAATGACAGGCAATCCTTTCTTCTTAATATCTTCAGTCATGCGCGCAAATTCTTCACGCTGATATTCATTCATGACCGGAGCTCTTGCTCTGTAACCTTCAGTGACTCTTAATCCATATAGAGCCAGTGAGGTGAGAATGGGATTACCCCTGTATTGATACAGAAGTGAAAGAGACTTGGATCTTAATAATTCCATATGCCTCTTTTCTTTAGAACGCAAATAACGTGAAGTTGTCCATCCAAATGATACAATTTCAGTTATAGGTTCAGTGACTACCAACTTATCTGACATGTCAAAAACATTCCCGCAAAATGATGCTTCGCAAACATTCTCAACCTCTTCCAATTTGAGTTTGAGCCCAAGTTCTTTAATTAATTCTTGGGATGGGGGGGTACATTCAGATGGGAAACCAGTAAGACCATCGTCTCCTTCAACAACAACATTAGGTTCAATGTTTTGTTGAGAAAACATGTACAATATTAGCATAAGGTTCGTAAACCCATTGCCCAATGATGTACACATTTCACCGGACATCCTTCGTCGGTAGACCTCAACGTTCAACCATTTGAAATCACAACAGTTGACGCCAAGGAGTGCTTCTCTAATTAAATTCATAAATGCTGTTCCAGTGGCCAAGTTCTGGGTCATATATTCATACAGCTGAAACTCACAATCCTCCATGAGCTCATCAAAGTGAGCCTCAAATGAAGTAAAATCAGTTGCCATATATTTATGCCCATCTCGATGTATCATATCAATAATAAACTGTGGCCTTTCGGTCACTGGCACCTTCTTTATGAAATAAGGAAGACTGAAGAGCTCTTTTTCTATCAATTTAAAAATTGGTCCTACTAAAGTTTTGAACTCATCAGTCCGTGAATTAATTCCGCGCGCATGTTTATAGGTTATATATGTTTCGTCTTTCATAAATGATTTAACGCGGAGATATTTACAAATAACCTTAACTATTTGGTGATTTTTGCGCAACAACTCTAAACGTCGATACAACGGATAGGTCGTTGACTCCAGCCAATGTTCCACCGAAACATCAGAATCTGGAGAGAGTGGTTTTAATTTTTTGTGCAACCAATCAAGCACGAACTTCCTGAATTTAATGCGATGATACTCAGACATTTTAGGCATCTTAGTAATCATTCGCTTTTTAACCCCATCAACCATTGTCTTGGAATCGCCGGGATCAGCGTGCGGCAATGTCGCATTAGGGACATGGCATCCTAATGAAACTTGTACTGGCTCACGTCTTCCCAATTCCGACTCTCGGATTTTGGTGATGATGTGAGACGTGTCCACGTCTGAAACCTCAACAAGGGGAGCGATTTCCCTGCTGCGGTAACCATAACAGACATGCCGTCCAAGATTGGTTGATGGATTTAAAAATCCAGGGGAGCACCCCGTCTCCATCTCTTGTCAGCCACCATAAAGATAGCTACAAGAGGGGCGTCTATAATAGGAGTGTTCTTGTAGAGCGAATCATATCTACTCGCTTCTACAGCACCTGCGGCTCTATTAGACAATGTCATCCTCGTATAGATTTCATCCAACGAAGAACGGGTGTCGACATTTTTAGGGTTATACAGTTGCACTACTTGTTCCAACGAAACGCCAAAGTCCCTAGTCTTTGGAAGAGATAAATGCTTCTCTTCAAGTTTCGTGAGTGGCACACATTTGTCAGGATGATTCAACTTATTATACTTAAAGTGTTCAATCTTGACTGAAGCGATCATACACTTGTGCTTAACCTGCACAAGTTTTTCCTGGTCTGTTCTTTCATCCAACGAGTCACCTTCACTAGTGGCCTGTCGGACTGTCATTTTCTTAACGACATAATACATTCCGGGCTGTTCAAAGTCATATAAAAACTCAATGACTCTGATCAACGACACAAAAACCCAATATAGGTCACAATACAAAAATTGCAAATTGGGTCCGCATCTAATATGCCCAACTAGGAAATATCCGCGTAGCTGAGCTAATGATCCGAAAAGTATGAAAGCAACGACTCGCAGGGACATTGTCAGTGCCAATCGCTTAGGTGTGGTTTTAGGTCCAGATTTCCAGATATGGAGAAAGAATTCCCATATTAGCATGAACGCCATGAGATATTCATTAAAGAAATGAATTGCAATTGCAATCATCTCCTCCAAATCATACATGCCGAAAAATCCTTCATTAAGGAAAAATCGACATGGTTTTCGCATTTCTGCCATTCCAAGCTTGGAACAACAAATAGCAAAAAGCATGAACATAAATGCCCAGCCCAACAACTCAAAAGGATGAGTGTCCATTCCATCTACATAGACTGGAATTTGGGTTGGATAAAAATATTCCTGGGTGCCGATATCAAC